AGCTTGCTGATCCACACCTTCGGTGTGGACTTGGCCTTGGATTTCTTGGACTTCGTCACCTTCGGTGACGGCTTGATGCCAATCTCCTCGGCTGACATCGTGGACTTCGTCACCTTCGGTGACGATTTGGCCTTGGCTTTGGCCTTGGCCTTGACTCCGAAGGAGTCACAGCTTCGGATTTTCTTGGCTGCTGCAAGAGCTTCGCTCTTGTCAGTCTCGAAGTGGTCGGCTGGGAAGTAGCGTTTTTCGTTTATGTAAACATAAACGCAGTACTCCTCGAACTCACTGTCGTAGACAACCCTAGTACCTACGGTACTAGCTGGCTCCCAGTCAGCGATGGTAGCGAATTTCTTAGAGTTACGTAGTAACTCTCTACCCTTGACCCACTTGACGAACAGTGTCCCTCTCAATCCCTTCGGGATTGAGTTGTGCTGTACCTTCTCGACTGTTTTTGGTGTTCCCATTTTCTTCTCCTTGCCCCTTCGGGGCAGCTTGTGTTTGTGGCGATAGACTCGCCGATTAGTTGGGACGTAGTCCCATTTCAGCTCTTGGATTTACCCTTCGGGTAGAGCTGGCCTCCGCTGCCTATCTTACGTAGTAAGACGGCCGATGTCAAATCCTAGGCACGACAGGTAGGATAATCAACATTCTGGACACCTGAAAAAGGAGATCAGGTCAGACAGCAGAGCTGTCTGCGGTCAGATCGGTCTGGAAAAGTCAGCAGCGGAGCTGCTGGCGGTTCGACTGGACTGAGGCCGAAGGGGGCATAGCTTAGCTTTCTCTCTCTAAGAGTGCTTATACCCTTGACAGAATTTTTTTGCTAAAAGGTCGTTCTGATCACGTTCTGTTTCTTTGAAACATCTTGAAATTTCTCCGAAACAACCCCTCTGTTTCACTGAAATTTCTTCTGTTTCAGTGAAAGTAAGACAGTTGTGTTTCACCCTTATACCCCTTTAGGGGGTATATAAGGGAATGAAACACTCTTACTGTCAGATACTGTATGATGTTGGAATGAATGAGAAAAGACCTACTGCATTTGGAGGACTCTCTAGGAGGCAAGATAGTCCAATGGAAAAGTTTATAGGAAAATTAAGACCCCAGATATTTCTGAGTATTATATTGCTCGGCATTGTAGCTTTTGTTGGAATGTTTAAAGGAATGACAGAGGTGACAGTTGGATGTGTCGCTGGTATTATCGCTTTAGCTAAAGATGTACTTCAGAGTGATAGTTAATGCCACATGTACCAGAACATATATACGGTGGATGGACTAATTTACCTGTAGGAACAAGAAGCCCTGATGTATATTGGGACGTAAATAATCCCAGTGGGACAACAACACTCCCTATGGGTACATCAAGTCCGGGTATGCATGTGCAACCCGGAGGCTCAACTAACCTACCTATAGGATTCTCTGGTACTACTACTGCTGCTAATTGGTTAACCCCAACTCCTGAAGACCCTGTTAATGTACTAAGGGGAACATTTGCATCCCCAGCTCCGTATGGACATTCCACTGGTTCAGTATTGGGAGACTTACAGGCAAATCCCTTTATTGACTTTGTGCCCGGTGTAGGTACGGCTGTTAATTGGAACCAGATGGGGCCATATGGAAAAGCTTTCTCTTTAGGATTAGACGCTGTAGATTTGGCAACCTTTGGATTAGGTAAATCGGGTACAGCTCCACTTAGACAACTAGTTTCTAACCTACCTTGGAGTAGTATAAATCGTGCTGACGATATAACTATATCTCCTGAACGAGTTGAAAAAGCCACAAATGCAGTTGAAGAGATGCTGAAATCCAACCGAATGATACAAGAAAGTGTAGAAGATATAGAAGACCGAATGGCTATGGTGGGACAATTAAAACAATCTCAAACCGCAGAACGAATTCCTGTAATGAAAGATTTTGAGATAACCGAAACAGGGGAACGAATGTTTCCTGTAAAACCATACCAAGATAACTACCCGATCCTTCAGGGGTATGCACATTCAGATACTCCATCTCTTGAAAGATTGATACAGACTGGCGGTCTAGAAGGCCATCAAGCGTTATATGGTGGTTTGTATAGTGAAGAACCACTACTTCCCTTTTTGAACCAGAATGGAGAAATAGTTTATTTAAGCAGGAACGCAGACGTTGATAGGTCAATAGATGACATGATGCTTAGTGGTGCAAATTGGCCCGAAATACAAAAACCAAATATAGACGTTTATGGTGGGCCGTTCTCTTATCCTGAGTTTGGTGTATATACCAACGACAAAAATATCTGGCCCGGTACTCAGGGGTACTTAACAGCACAAGACGAACCCTTTAGTTGGTTGTCTCCTTCTTCGAGGCAAAGAATTGAATATCCTACTCACAGTACTTTAAGTGACCCTGTTGATATAGGTCGTGAATTAGTGACAAGAAGGCAATCATTTGAAGATCAATTACAAGAAATAAGGAATGCTAGAGCAAGGCCTTTACCGACCTTGAAAGAAACCGATCCTCTATTGGCAGATTTTGTTCAAACTGGGAAATGGGATACTAGGTTAGAAGCCGATCCTTCGTTCCCTGTACCAACAAGTCCATTAATCCCTTACCCATATCAGCTTCCATTGCAGCTTGGAATTCATGGATTAACTGGAGTCGGCAGAGGAATAAATCAACGTGGTTATCCTTATTAAAGGAATAAAAAATGAAGAAACCAGAAGAAACAAAAGCTAAACAGGACGCTTTCCTTACTGCTTATGGTGAACTGGGAACTATAACTTATGCTTGTAAAGCTGTAGGTATGTCACGATCTACTTATTACAACTGGCTTGAAAATAATCTTTATAATTTTAAAGAGAAGCAAGCTGTAGCACATGAAATATTCGGAGAATCTATACGAAATATAGCTTTAGAAAGAATAAAATTACAAGGCCCAAAAGATAACCCTGTACTTCTTATGGCTTTTCTTAATGCTTTTGCTCCTCAATACTTTAAACGTGATAGTTCTACTGCTAATGATGCTGCAAAAGAGTTAATGATAGAGCTTAAAAAGCTACGAAACATGCAGCAAGAGTTACGTGATGATAAAAAAGGAGTAATTGAAGAAGATGATTCTAAGAAAAGGGCTATGGATGAGGTAGAAAAGATACTGTCAAGGCAGATGGAATCTGATGACAACAGAGATTAATCCAGATGTAACAGATTATATCTTCTCTAAGTTGGACTTTACTCCAACAGAGAAGCAGGAACCAATACTCAACTGCCGTAAGCGTTTCATATTGGTAGCTGGTGGTGAACAAGCTGGTAAATCTATGGTGGCTTCCAAGTATCTGGTGTCACGATTCCTAGAAACTGATGAAGCTGGACTATATTGGCTGGTAGCTGCTGACTATGAAAGGACTAGAGCTGAGTTTGAGTACCTTACACAGGACTTTGCAGCACTGGGAGTACTGGCTGAAGTAACTAAACGAGTTGACCCCGGCAGAATTGTACTGGCTGATGGCACTAGAATAGAAACCAAGTCAGCTAAAGACCCAAGAACTCTGGCTATGAGAGCACCTAATGGCATTATTGGGTGTGAGGCTAGCCAGTTAGACCTTGAAACCTTCCATAGATTACGAGGTAGGTGTGCCCCAAAGCGTGGGTGGATGTTCCTTGGTGGTACATTTGAAGGTTCACTGGGGTGGTATCCACAGTTATTTCAACAATGGCAACATGGTGGAGATGATGAACAGTCGTTCTCTCTGCCTAGTTATTCCAATCAGTACCTATATCCCGGTGGTAGGCAAGACCCTGAGATACTCAGGCTTCAAGCTGTAGCCTCTGACGACTTCTTTATGGAGCGTATTGAAGGTATACCTACACCACCACAGGGATTAGTATTCGGAGAGTTCAGGCCTGATATACATATCAGTGATGAAGCCAAGTGGTCAGCAGGTGATCCTGTTTATTTATGGATAGACCCCGGTTATGCTGGTGGTTATGCGGTAGAAGTAGTACAGGATATCAATGGTCAGATATGTGTAATAGACGAGATATACGAACAAAACCTCATCACAACAGAAATGATCGACATTGCAAAATCTCGACCATGGTGGAAAGATGTCCAAGGTGGGGTAATCGACATAGCTGGATACCAGCATCAGGCTATGTCTGCCCCAGCAGAAATATGGTTAGAGGAAACTGGGGTATATCTTGCTGCTCAGAAAGTTAGAATTAACGAGGGAACTGAAAGACTGAAGTCATTTTTAAAGCCCGATCCTATTTCTAACATGCCAAAAATAATATTTAACCCAAGTTGTCGTGGGATTCTGTCAGAGTTTGGGGCAGAACCAAATCCATTTACAGGACAAACCCAAGCCTATCGCTGGAGAACTGATCGAGATGGTAATATAGTGGGAGAGACTCCTGAAGATAAATACAATCACGGTGTTAAAGCTGTAGTTTATGGACTTGTAGATAGATTTGGGTACGGTCATTTACGCAACAACTCGTTCATTAAGGTTAAGAGGTGGTAGGTGGCTAGAAGAAAAGTAGAAGATATTATTAGTTTAGTAGATTCGCATTATGATGCTACTGAACCACTCCGATCTCGCATGGATGCTGATCATAATCTGTATAGATTGTCACCATTTGATGCTGGAGATGGGTATCAATCATATACTTCAAACGAACCACAGACATATGCGGACAAGATAATATCTTGGTTGGCAGGATCGGACATGATTGTTCGTATACCCCCTGCTGGTAATCCACGAAACTCCAGAGAAGTTAACAACGATAAAGAAAGATTTATTATTGGGGCATTAAAGTCTGCCAATGAACGCCTTATGAAAAGGCTTCAACCATGTTTACAGGATCAACTATCGTGGTATACAACTCTTCGTGGTTGGTATGCAGGTAGAGCATTACTCGTTAAAAGAGATGACAGTGATACATTCATTGACATTACACCATGGGATCCGATGCACACATACTGGGGAACAGATGGTGATGGGATGTCATGGGCATGTTACAAGGTTAAAAAAACCAGACATGAAATAGAATCCCAGTACAATGTCAAACTTGGCACTGAAAGGATGGATGAAGATGGAATAGAAGTTTATGACTTTTATGATCGTGAAGATAACTATGTAGCTATACCACATAGATATATCAAGAAAAGAACAGCACATGGAGGTACTGGAGTCCCGGTATTCCTAGGCCCAGTAGGTGCTAACCCATTAATACAGTCACTGGAGTGGTCATCGATAGAAGATACAGTCGAGGACTATGGTGAATCAGTATTTAAATCTACAAGAGAGTTATACGAAAAGCATAACTTTATGATGTCTACAATGCTTGAGCTTACCGCAAGGTCACGCAAGCAAGGAATAGTAATAACTTCCAGAGATGGACAGAAGACACTGGAAGAAGACCCTTATAAAGAAGGAACTGAGATATCCCTAGCACAGGGAGAAGAGGTAAAGCCCCTAGGATTATTAGAAGTAGCCAGAGAAACTGGTGTTTATATGGGGATGGTATCAGGAGAGTTGCAACGTGGTTCAATACCACACTCAGTATATGGGGAGCTGCAATTCCAGCTATCTGGATTTGCGATAAATACTCTAAGGCAGGGCGTAGAATCTGTATTAGGCCCACGGATTGAGGCGTTGGAACACGCCTATATGCAGATATGTAATCTTTTATGTGACCAGTACTCCAGTGGAGCTTTCACCGCTATGGAGTTGTCGGGTCGTGATAACAACAGGATGTATTTTTCAGAAACAATTACACCTCAGAGAGTCAAAGAGGGCGGTTCTATAGAGATATCTATAGTCGCCAGACTACCTCAAGACGATATGTCTAAGTACTCTATGGCACAGATTGCTAGAGAAGGCCCAACACCACTGATGCCTGATCTTTGGATCAGGGACAACATACTCGGAGTTCAGGATGCTGACCAGACAGACGATGCAATTAAGGAACAAATTGCAGAAAGAACCTTGCCAGAAGCAGGGCTATGGAGTTTATATCAGGCAGCTATGAAGCAGGGACGAGATGATCTTGCTCAATTTTACCTTGGTGAATTGATGGCAGTAATGTTGAGTAAGGCTAAGATGTTGTCAGATAATCTCGGTGGTGGAGTACCGCCAGCCCCATCCGCTGGTGCATTGCCTCCGATGCCTCCGGGTGCTCCACCACCCGGTGGCCCACCGGGAGTACCACCGGGAGTAGCTCCTCCAGCTATGATGAGTGGAATGCCACCTCCTGCACCTACGCCACAGGCTGGGCCTAATGTGCCACCGGGACAACCTAGGCCGGGAGCACAGAGTGATGCAACACGATTAGGAAATATTGGCCTTGTCGGGCCGGGAGGATAATCAGTGGCAATAGGAGATAACCTACCCGGAATATTTGGAAACCTAGTCCAGTCTGTTATGAAGTCTGGTGGTGATCCTATGTATATGGTCGATCTGTTTGAAGGTCGTGATGCTGATAGGGAACAGGGATTAAGACTAGAAACAATGATGGGTGGCCCACCCCCATTTGAAGATATACCAGCATTTGAACAACACTTTCAAATGACTGGTGACCCTATGATTGCTGCCGATATGGCATTGCAAGATACGCTATCTATGGAATCGATAGAACCTGATACAACAGGATTAACTTCTGGAATAGGGGCACAGGCTTTATTTAATTTTTCTCCGGGTACTGTAGATGAATCTTTATTTGATTCGTATTCAGAAAATCTTGGAGTTACTAGAGATCAGTTAGCATCTGCATACAATGACATAAATCAAGATATGTTATTACAAGATGCAACTATGTATGGAACAGGAGAAGTGAATTTTGATCCTTTGCCCATGATGGGAACTGGTGATATACCAAGTGAGGATATTATGAACCCACCTGCTCAACAGGTACTGGCAGCAGGTCTTCCTGATATACCGTGGGGAGGTATGCCTAACTTTGGCAAAATAGGCAGTGCAATAGAGCATATAGCTCCTCTTTTTACTGGTGTTGATCCATCGGGAGTATATGGAGATAAGTCTGATGAAGATACTAAACCACCAGTTATCGTAGAATCTGCTAGATCAGAAATAGAAGACATAAGGAATCAGTGGGATCAAGGGACATTAACTACAGATGAAAGAAATCAAAAACTAGAAGACTTTGTTGTATCTGGAATGGACGCAAATTCCAAAGCAAGATTTGATCAAGGTGACATGTCTATTGTTGGTCAGGTTAATAATACTATTAATCAATATGTCCAGAGTTTTGGTGACCCACAGGGATTAACAGAATCAGATAGTGCCTTTGAAGCTAGAATGGTTTCAGGAGAAGGTGCTCCTGTTTCTATGGATATTGAAACTACTCGTTTCCAAAATCCAGACTTAAACCCTACAAATATAATGACATCACAGATACCAGAACAGTTAACTACTGGGCAACCTATGGGGCTTCCTGAATATCAGGGGACTGAATCTCCTGCGGAAATGTTTGAGGCGTATGGTGCTACCAATGTTCCTAATTACTATGGAGGAATGGGTGCTTCTTTAGGTAGGCAATATAGACCATTGCTTGGTGCTCATCTTTTACAGCAGTCTGGCTTTGGATTTGGTGCTCCTCAAGCAGGACGCACATACGGTGCATTTTTAGAAGATGTAAGACCAGAAACATATACTCCATTAGACTGGAATAAACTCGCACCATCATGGGAAAAGTTAACAGGATACGTAACAGCTCAAGCAAGTAGTGGTGGTACTGATCCTGATGCAGCAGAACAAATCGCCACAGGGAATCCTGTAATGGCAGAAGCATTAACTGAAACAGGTAGTGCAGGTAAAAGAAATGCAATTGCATTAGCATTAGCTAGATATCATGCAGGTAAGCCTGTGCAGAGTTCTTATGCTAATAAAGCAGTTGCCAGTTCTTTAGAAGATATCTATGATAGAACTGCTGCGGATACAATAAGATATGGTGGTGCTAATACTACTATCAAGTTTTTAGATAACTTGATTAAGTTGAATCCTGAAAGGTTTGGATAATGGCTACTCCAGTTGGAACATTACAACAATTCGGTGGTGATACCTATAGATGGGATGGTACAGGATGGCAATATGTCCCTTTATCACTCAATGTAGGTGGAACTGGTGATGACCCTTCAAATGCACCAGTTGTTACATCTGGTGGTATTGTACAACCAATTACAAATACTGGGCCAACAGGTGGGGACGTAGACGATTTAACATCTGTGCTTGGTGGTAATGGAAACGATAATGGTAATGATCCAGTAGATATGTCTGCTGGTGGTGATTTAAGTTTAGTGGATCAAGGAGCAAGTAACATGGCAACCACATGGGAAGATTGGTCACCTGTATTTGGTGAGTATAGTCCAGAACAACAATATACATCATTGATGTCTACAGCTATGCCTAACTACTATACCCCTAGGTATGGTCAGATGGCACAGCGTCAGTTCGCACCTACTTTTGGTAGGTACTTACTGGGTGGATATGGTGGAGGTACAACAGGACTTGGTACTGGTGCAGGATTTGCTGACTGGTACACAGGACAAGGAATGACACCGGGTGTAGCTCCTACTGGTGGAGCAGGTATACCAGATATATCAGCAGGATATAACCAAGCTTTAGCTATGGGTCAAGCTGGAGTGGGATCAAGTGCTTGGGATACTATGGCAGCATCTAATCCGGGTATGGCTTATGCGATGCAAGACCCACAGGCTGTACAGGCTATGGCATTGGCTAGATATTATAATGGTGGTGGCCCTGTTGGTGGATATGCTGGTAGAGCAGTACAGAGTACATTAGGCAATCTTTATGATCGCTATATGACTACAGGTGCTCAATCAGGAATTACAGGCCCAGCAGGATACCTAGGATATCTAGGTGGTCTTAGTGGCAATAGATTTGGGGCTATGGTTTAATGCCCACAGGCTGGGAAGATTTCTTACTTGCTGAGAATCCCCAATGGGCTTACTTCAGCTCGTCACCATTTACTACTAGTAATCAAGAGGGCTTTGCTCCTGCCCAACAGAATTACTGGAGAGGACAATATGGTAACGTGTGGAATAGGTATCTTGGGGAACTTGGTAGTGCTACACGACAAGGAGAAACACTAGGTAGTTATTCAGACTACCTAGAAGATATGCCATGGACTCAAATGTATTACCAGAATACAACTCCCGGTCAACGAGGAAGACAGGGTAGGTATAATCCATCTACTAGATTTATGTACTAGAGGTACATCATGTCTCCAGAAGATAGACGTAAAGCAGAAGCATGGTGGTCAAGGCAACTTGAAAAGTTTCCACAGCTAGCACAAAAATATGGAACTCAAGTTCCTGTAGCCCAAGATGGTCAGATTCCCAGAAATGTAATTGCAGATGTACAGACTGCTCGTCAGGCACAAACTCCTTCAATTGGTCAAGGTACTCCTCTTCCCGGTCAACGACAGATCGTTCCACCAGAACCAGTTAACTGGCGTGAAGCAGGAAGAGATATAGTTTCTGGTGTAGCAAATCTACCCACCATGGGACTTAATTTAATTCCCGGTCTTAACCCCCAACAAGTAACAGAAGATGTTACATCTAAAATGTTTGGGGTAGAACCCAGACCTTTTGATATTCCAGAAGATGCAGGAAAATTAAGAACAGGACTTGATCCTATAATGCCTACCATATCAGGTATTGGAACTATCGGAGAAAGATTCTTAGACCCTATTAAAACTGCTACTCTGGAGGGTATTGGTAGATTTTCACTTACTGATCCTTATGGAGTAGTTAGTGATACACAATTACTTAGAGATGCAGGGTATGGGCCAGTTGAATCAAGACAGGCAGCTTATGAACAGGCAGATGTTCCTTGGTATGTAGACCTCCCTCTTGCTGTAGCTACAAGCCCTGAAGAATTAATACCCGGTATTGGTATGTATGCAGGTGCTACTAGGTTAGCTGCTAAACAACTAGGGAGAACAGCTACTAGAGAAGTAGCAGAAGAAGCAGCTCCAGTTGTAGCTAGGGAAGTAGCAGAAGAAGTTCCTGTTGTAGATGAAGTTGTACAACCAGAAGTTGTACAAGAACCAATTCAATTAGGACTGACCCCACGAGAGGGAGCACAGTACGCTTTTGATGAAACAGAACCTGCTCGTATTGCTGAAGATATCCCTGTACCACAAATACAAGAAGTAACTTCAACAGCTCAAAGTCGTATAGATCAGATCATAGAAGATGTTACTGATACGTATGATGTTAGAGGTATGAACATAACAAAGGTTGGTACTAGTCCTAATAAAGTAAAAGAAGCTGGACAGGAAAAAGTAAGAGAAAGATTTGGACAGTTAATAACTGGCAACTTAAATGATGCACAGGCTAAAAGAGCCAGTGACTATATATCTAAACAAACTGGGGTAGACCCTGAAGAGATAAGAAGATTAGCAGGTGAAGCTGGAGTACAGGAAACATTCGGCCCACAACTAACACCAGACCAACAACTAGTAGAAACTATTGCTGAACAAATAGACAGTACGTGGAACAGACGTACAGAGTTTAGTCCTGAAATAGAAACACAACTAGATAATTTAATTACCTTTAGACAAGAAGGTAAGAATCGATTACTTGGATTTAAATCTCATTACGGCAGAATTAGAAATCAAGTAGCTAAAGAAGTAGGTATGTCTCCTGCTGAACTTGAGAAATATATAGACAATATGTCTCAAGGTACATTCCCACAACCTGATCCTTTCCCCGGAGGTGTACCTTCACCGGGATGGAAAGTACAACAGCTTGTAGGTGATCCTCAAAGACAAAAAGAAATAGACAGATTTGCAATACAGTTAGAGATGCCTCTACTACCTAAAGGATCAAAACCTAAAGAGGTAGAAGAAAGACTTGCTCTTTCTAAGAACGAAGGATATCCAATTCCTGCTGATCGTCCGGGTACTACTAATGTATCTGCTGGTACACAGTTAGCACGATCTTCAAAAGATAAACTTCTTACTGTTGTTAATGATTTAGAATCAGCATTAAGAGGGTTAATAACTCCTGACGAACAGGCACATATATTAGATAAGAATGCAGGAACAACATTAAAAGATATATTAAGTGCAGCAGGAGCTAAGACTGCTATAGGAAAAAATCTTATTACTCGTTATGAAGGTGCAGTTAATGCACGTATGAATGACATACAAATAGATGCTGTACAGGGAGATAAGCTACTAGAAGGTCTAGGATTTGGAGCAAGAGAAAGAGGAAGATACTTTAGTACTGAAAGAAGTTTTGTTCTTAATCAGGCTGATATAGGAACTGCTACTGATCCCGGCCCTATTAGAGTTTTATACCGTGCATTACATGGTGAAGTTGGTGGACAAGAGTGGTCAGAAGTTACCAGTGAATTGTCAAAACAAATGTGGATAACAGGAGAAAATCTTCCAGCATCTGTATTGGCACATCCAGCAATGGCCCCAGAAAAGGCAGCACAAAGAGAAGAGCTGTTTGATTTCCTGAGAGAGATGACTGACATGGAGTCAGCCATGAGAATAGACTTCGATCCAAAGATGGGATTCATTAGGGAAGATTATTTTCATCGTGGATGGAAACCTGTAGAAAAGTTAGGGGACGATGTTATTAGAGGTAACACACAGAGGTTAGCCGAAACACCTTCATTTGCAAAAGCTCGTACTACTCTACGGTTCTGGCAATTAGAAGAAGCAGGATTTGAGCCACTGTTCTGGAATCCTGTACATCAAGCTATTAACTCCTCACAGATGGGAATTAAAGATAGGCTACAAAAAGAACTTGTTGAGTATATGCAAAACCCTTTAGTTAATGTAGCACACGCAGTAGGTGATCAAGATGAAGCTCTTCAAAGATTAAAATCCTTATATGGTATGGAGTTTAGGGTTCCTAAAGTAGGCCCAGCATTTGAGGGTAAGGGATTTAAAGTAACTGAAGAGATGCCAGCAATAGAAGGTGTTGGTCAATCTGTAACTCAAGATGTTTTTAGAGAAGGTATGTATGCAGTTCCAACAGGAGTAGCTGATACTCTTGAGCAGATATGGAGAGGAGGAACTACAAATTTCAATAAGGTTTTAAATATATCAATACCTAAGACAGATAAAACTTACCCGGTTAATCTTGGTAAGTTAATTGATGCAATGGTATTCATACCTAAAAGAATTAAGCTGTTTGCTTCTCTTTTCCAGATCACAGACTTTTCACGAAGACTTGGTATAGGAAGTACTCATGCAATAGTTGACGATGTATTTAGAAATATGAATCTTGGTATGTCTCCTAAAGAATCATTTGAATCTGGAGTTGAAGTAGCTAGTGGATTCAAGCAACATGCAGGTGCTGCCGGGAAGGGTTGGTGGAATATGTGGGGAGATTATTTTCAAGGAGGTAAATCAGCTCATTACAGAAATCTATTAAGTAGCAGGGAGATTACAGGGATCGAAGCTGTATTAGAAGGTGGTGGAAGACAGGGACAAATTAGCTGGAACAATCTAGTAAGAAATGGTCTTAATGTCAGGGACTTAACTATATTGCCCAGAGAAGACATGCTAAGAATAGTTGATGGTATTTCTCAAAATACTAACTTCCCACTCAAGGTGGGAAGATACATAAAAGAATTAGAGTACTCATCAAGAAGAGGTTTGTTTGATAGGGTTTATCCAGCAGCTATCATGACTGATGTTAAGTACAACTTAATTCCTATGGCTATGAAAGCATACCCAAATGCTACTGATGATCAGATCATGGCCCTCGTTGCTAAACAGGCAAACATGAAGTACTCAACATTACTTCGATCTCAAAGTGCACTTAATCAGACTGCAAGAGAAATCCTTTCAAGGCTGGCATTCTCAATCAATGAAAACGAATCATTGATTAGACAGATGACTGGAGCTTTTGCAGGTAGCGATACTAGATTCTGGAGAACATACTGGGTTAGTGCAGGTGCATTCTTTATGCTTGCAGGTAATGCAATTCATATGGCTACCGGGCTAGTTACAGAGGGAAAACCAAAGCCATTACCTGTAGATAGATATGTTCCTTTTTATCGGAAAGAAGGATTAATGCCTATAGGATTTAAATCTAGGTTTTTAAATCCTGATATCCCATTGAGAACACGATCTGGTGAAAGAGCAATGATGGATATGTTAGGTCAGTTAGATACTTTCGGTAGAATGCTAGGCGGTTTTGAATTCATTAGCCAAAGACAAAGTGCACCAGTAGGAGCACTTCGTCACCTGTATTCAAAGACTGATTTCTATGGAAGAGATACAGATCAGTTTGGGTGGGCAGGGACAGCGTTGCAGTTTGCTTATGACGTAGGTGTACCTATAGGTATGGGTGAAGCTGTTATGGGAGCAACAAGTAAATTTGCAGGAGATGTACCACTTCCTTCTATGGGTACATTTATTGGGCCTGATACAACCCTAGGAGATATATTACCTGTATCAGAACAATCTCTTGGTTTGGGTGGAATGATTGCAGAGGCAACAGGAGAAAACATTAAAGCCCAATCAGTAGTAGATATGGAAACAAGAATGATAAAGAATACTTTCCCTGATAAGGAAATAAAACCTTGGTCACAAATAAGAATGAAAGATTTAGATTCTGATGAGAAGTTAAAGGTTTTAAATGACCCTGCTAACCAACACTTTATAGAAGAATTAAATAGACAGTCTAAAGAAAAAGCTGATATGGATAACATATGGCATGAAGAAAAGCAGGATAGAGATGAGATTAAATCAGGAAGGATGTTAGCAGAAGATAATTTAGTTAACAGGTATGACACAGAGGCAAACAACAATATAGCTTGGGATCCAAAAGGATTTAGAGAAGAAGTAAGTAAGATATCACTGGAAAGTCGTGTTAGGTCAGATATGGTTTCTGACAAATATGCAGACAATCTACAACACAAGATTAGAAACCAACCTTTAAGTCGAGAAGAAGAAGCAGAGAAAAAAGCTAAGACACCTATAGCATGGGCTGAATACAGGTACTACAACCTATTTAAAAAGCATGGTAAAGATTTTGAGCAAATGGATTGGGATGCTTTTGAATCAGACTTCGCAGCAGAAAGAGCCTTATGGGGTACAGAACTAACCGAAAGGTTTGATGCTGTGCAAAGACAGAAGTCTGCTGAGAAGCATAACCCAAGAGTACAACAGTACTATGATGCTATGGATTTACTGGAACAAGTTGGATGGTTTGATAATCCTAGATTAACCGAAATGATTTCACAGTATCATGATCGTATGCCTAAAAGAAAAGACGGCTCTGGGTTAATGGAAGAATGGGACAAGTGGCTTAAAGGTGGAACCCAAGAAAGAACTAGGATAGAAAGGAATAGTTACTATAATGTAACTATTAAATTACTAAAACAAGAAAGAG